GGCGGCTGAAGAATGCGTGCATCCGGCGCACAGTCTCGGGCGACAGGTTCGCCCGGTTGCCGATGTCGCGTGCGCGTGCGACGCCTACTGCCGTGCCGCCGCGCCCATGCTCCTCGCGCAGCGCCAGCCCACGGTTGGCGAGGTCGGCCATCTCCTCGGTCGGCTTGGTGTCCACATCCGCGAGCGCCTTCGCGGGGTCAGCCTCGGACCACGCCTTGCCCTCGCAGACGCTGATAGCGATGGCGATTGCCTGCTCGCGTGGGTAGCCCTCGCCCATGAGGGTACGGATGTTGTTGGACACGCAATCCTCGCCGCCCTGGTCAAGCGGCTTGGACTCGTAGCCCTTGGACGCCTGCAGAGGCTCCGTGGCGGGCTCTGTGTCCTGCGGCTCTACGGACGGGGCTGGCAGGCTCGGACGGCTCTGTGCGCCTCCCTGCGCCCCGAACAGGCCGCCGAACGGCGACGGCGGCTGCGCGCTCGCGCCAAGGGGCTGGCCGCCCAGGTACAGGCGGTCGGCTGCCGGGTCGGGCATCGGGTCGTAGCCAGCCTCTAGACGCGCCTCGTTCGGCGTCATCCAGCCGCCTGCCACGGAGGTCTGCCGCTCGACCAGATCCTGCTGCCTGTCCGCTGGCACGGGATTGTCATAAGCCAAGTAGCAGTCATCCTCCAGGTTGAACAGGGGCAGCAACTTGGCGTTCAGCGTTTCCTCGTCCAGGCGGCAGATCGGGGCGATGGTTGTCTCTCGCCACTGCGCGTAGCCGGACTTGGCCGCAGCCAGGTTCGGGTCGTTGGCCTTGAGCATGGAGACAGGCACGCCGAAGATGGCCGCGATTTCCTCCACGACATCCTCGCGTCCCATCAGATCCTTGGGCGGGAACGACAGGGGCTGCATCTCGACATCGCCGCTGATCGCCATGAACTTGCCGGACTTGCGCGTGCCTTGCAGCGCCTCGCGGACCTTGGTTTCAAAGCGGTCCAACTGCTCGCGCCCTGCGCCACCCTTCACGATGATGGCGTAATCAGGCCGCGCCATGTTCTCGTAGAAGGAATAGTCCATCTCATGCATCGCCTCGGACTGCTGGATGACGCTCCACGCAGCCTCGACCTTGCCTAGGCCGTACAGCAGCGAGCGCGGGTTGGGGCGCTTGAAGTGGATCACCTCGTCAGGAGCAAAGTCCACTTCAGCCTGCGTGTCGATGCCGTAGCGGTAGCCGCCCACCAGACCCTCGACGGTCGGCAGGATCTTGACCCGGTGGCTGGGCATGGTCCACAGTTCCACCGGGATGTTTAGGGCGCTGTCGAACACAGGATGCAGGTAGGCATTGCCCGTCAGTTCAAGGAACAGGATGCGGGTCGTAGCCAGCCCGAACCCATCGTCAATGCTGTTGGCCTTGCGCAGCACCTCCAGCACCGGGTGGTCCGTAGCCACTTCCTCAAAGTCCCCGGCAATGGCCTTGCGCATGACCCGGTGCGACGGCTTGTGCGTGGTGTCGCCGCACAGGTACGCCCTGCGGCTGCGCGGCACGGCGCGAGTCTCGTACAACTTGCGACCCGGTCGGCTGCGGACGTACAGGCGCAGCGGGTTGGCCGCGACGGCCTGCGCGTTCAGGGTGGCAGCCGCGTAGACCCAACTGCAGTACATGCGCACCGCCGCGCTGTAGTTGAACGGCGGCTGCTTGGGACGGCCGGACTTGTCCGTGACGGACAGGCTGGCGTCCATGTACTGCGCTGGCGTGTCCTGCCGCTTGAGCCGAAGGAAGTCGAGGATGCCCATGCGCTAGAAGATCCGTATGTCTAGGGTGTTGATGCTCGCGTACGACAGGTGACGAACCGCCAGCGCCAGGGCGCACACACCGTCATCATGCAAGCCTGGTGGCGCTTCATAGCGTACGCCTGTGCGCGTGTGTTCGTAGCCGAACGCCTCCAGTTCGCTGCGCAGCCAGCCGTCCGGCAGGCACACGCGGCCCTGCTGGATGCTTGCCGCCAGTCCCTCCATGATCTGCTGCTTGCTGCTTGCCGTGAACTTGAATCCCTGGACGTTGGACAACTCGCGCTGCAGATCCTCCACGATGGGGTCTCCGACGCCTGTCGAGTCGATCAGGGCTGGTGTCTCTCCGATCATGCGCACCAGCCGCGCCTTGGTGTCGGCCCACTGTCCCTGCCACCGCTCCAGCGCCACGACGTTGCCTGCCGTGTCCAGTCCGCAAGCCACCGTCCAGTCCTGGCTTTTTGCGAGGTCCACGCCCCACACCGCTGGCGTCCCGTCGCGCATCGGCCCGACGCACCGTGCGATGGCGTCGATGCCAAAGGGGTTCATGCCGTCCTCGCTTGGCTCGGCTAGGTACAACTCCTTGAACACGCTCGCTGGCAGGTCGCGCTCTGCTGCCTCGACTTCCTCGCGCTTGACGATGCCGCCTGCGACCGCGTCCCATGCCGTCAGGCGGTGGTAGCCCACATCGCCGTCCGGGTTCTGAAGGGCGCGCTGCGCCATCGCGTGTACCCAATTCCTGCGCCCACGGACGTTTCCGATGATGCGGACGGGTCCGCGTGTCGCCGTGAGGGTCGAGCGCACGGCGTGCCATGAGTCTTCCTTCATGCGCGTCGCCTCGTCCAGCACAGCCCCGTAGACATCCTCTCCGTACAGGTTGTCGGGGTCATCGCCGGACTTGAACCAGATGCGGCTGCCGGACGCCAGTTCGATCCACATCTCCGTGTCATGGCTCTTCCAGACGCGCTTGGCCTCGTCAGCCTGCCGCAGCGCAGCCTTCATGCGGTCAAAGGCGATCTTGGACTGGCTGAACACGGGGGCGACCCACCAGTAGGCGTGGTTGCCGCCCTTGTCGTTCCAAGCGTTGCCAAGCAGCCAGATCAGGCAGCCAGCCGTCTTGCCGCACTTCGTCGCAGCCTCGATGACAACGATCCGCTTGGCGTCATGGATGGCGTCGTACTGCTTGCCGTACAGGGCTGGCAGCCGCAGTTCCAGCATCAGTCGCGCCGCTCAAACGTCACGGGCTTCAGTTCGATGCGCTCGGTTGCCTCGCCGCTGTCGAGTCGCCCGATCTTGTCCAGCAGCGCCAGTGCCTCGACATCGTCCTTGCGCATCTGCACCAGCAGGCGCACCGCAGCGATGCGGTCGCGGTCCACCGGGCTGCTGCGCATGATGCTGGCCGCGATGTCCCTGGCGTCGCGCCTGACATCCTCCGGTACGTCCCATCCGGCGCGCAGCGCAGCCGTCAGCGTGCGCAGATCCTCGCGGATGTGGTGTGGATCCTTGAACAGCGAGGATCCGCCCTGACCCTCCGATGCAACGATATCGCTCATGCGGTTGAGGATACGGATACGACAGCGCCCACACCATCAAGGCGTGGGCGCGTGTCGCTTCCGGGGGGTTGCTAGGTCAGTTCTTCTTGAACAGGCTGTTGATCGGCACGACGTTGCCGACCACATAGCCGATCACGCCGCACAGCAGCGCGAACCAGATTGATCCAAGGAACGACGAGAAGTCAGCGAGAAGGTGCATTGGGTGGTGTCTCCAGCGTTGCGCGTGCGATCCGTAGCGCACGCTCCAGATCGACTAGCGCGATGGTAGCGGAAAGCGCCTGGTCCGGCACTCCCTCCATGATGATCGTGACCGATGTCCCCATGTAGGGGTCAATCTGCATAGACAGGCTGCGCGTGCCTGTGCCGCAGGGGTCGAACCCAAACACGGGCCAATTGACCTCTGCCCATGCGCTGCCGTCAGCCGACAGTTCAGGCCGGATTCGCGCCTTGGCTTCCTTGATTCTGTCGCTTTCGCTCATCCTGCGCCTTTCGGTACGCGATGTCAAACATGGGGTCTGCAGCGCGTCGGGCCGCAATGTACTCGCGGATGCCCTCGGCGCTCGCCTCGTCCATGACCTTGGCGGCCAGGTCCGCGTCCCGCATCTGCCTGCGGGGAACCAGCCCCGTGACGCCTGCCAGCAGCGTCCGCAGGAACTGACCGATGCCCGTCATCCACAGCAGCGCGACGATGCCGACGATGGCAAGCGCAACCGCCCCGTAGGTCAGCATGGTGGCCCACCACGGGACAACGTCCTTGACCCCTGGCAGCGCCTGCACGATGGCCTCGGTCGCCCCGATGATGGCGCGCTGTTCGCCTGCCCCGCCCTGCGCCTCCGTGACAATTCGTCGGTCACCAGCCGCAGCCCCGTACGTTTCGACACGGGCGAACCTGTCCAGGCTGCTTTCGGCGTTGGCTCGGATCACGCCCGATGCATCGGCGATCCGGGCTGCCGGACTGCACCCGACCGCAAAAAGGGTAGCGGCGAGGTACAGGCAGCGTATGACAGGCAGGCTACGCACCGAACTTCACGAACCGGGTCAGGATCGCCACGATGCCGCCGACCACGGCAGCAGCCCCCAGCATCCGGTGCTTGTACCCCTCGACATCATGCACGCGAGCCTCCAGCCGCTGGATGGCCCCGGCCAGTTCGTCCTGCCGCGCAAGCAGCGAGTCCACCTTGCCCTCCAAGCGCCCAATGGCAAGCATGATGGACGCGAGTTCGCTTTCGGTGGTCTGGGTCATGTCTGGGTTCACTCCGTCAGGCTGGGATGAGTTCGATGCGGGGGCGGGATGTCTCAACCTTATTCCTCCGATGCCGCTCGCCGCTCAACCGCATCCAGTAGCCGCCGTCCGGCTTGGGCGGGCCTCCGCGCTCGATGTGCCAGCCGCCCTTGCCCTCGCCATACTCGTCCTTGTACGTCCCGACCCGAACGTGATGCTGGATCTTGCGTTCCACCTTGAACGATCCGTTGGTGTGCAGGATCTCCTGCGCGATCTCCAGTGACCATCGCTCATGGACATGGCCGCACACGACGACATCCGCACTGGGGATGAACGATGCCTGCCTACGGACGCGCAGCGTGTCAAAGGACATCAGGCCGCCGCCGCCTGACCCGTGGAAATACTTGAGCGCCAGCGTGGTGTTGCGGTTCTGGACGTTGAGCGTGAAGTGGACCCATCCGCCGTATCCGCC